ACAGGTCCAAACAGACCTTCAAGTACTAATGTATTAATCTTGGAATCATCAAGAGTCCCTGTTGTACCAATTCTATATTCAGTTGAAGTTAGTTTTTCTAAAATACCAGCTGTTGCTTTTGATTTAAATTCATGAGCTTCATCACCTATAACACAGTCATATTTTCTAAAGTATGAAGCTGGGTTATCATATATTGATTGCCATGTAGTAATCAATACATTCTTTGTTATATCTTTAGTCAAACCGCCATGTAGCATTTGACAATGTTCTTCTACATTCCAACCATTCTTTTGAGAATAATCTTCAAAGTCTTTATACATTTGATTCACAAGTGATATTGAAGGTACCACAAGCATAATTTTTTTATTTTGAGCTAGTAACCATCTAATGATTAGATATATAATTAAAGATTTGCCAGAAGCTGTTGGGGATAATAATAATCTTCTTTTATATTTAATTGCTTGATAAACTGCTTGTAATTGGTATTCTCTGGCTGTGATATCTTCATCACCTGATGTTATCTTTAGATCATCTACCCAAGATTCAAATTCTTCATAATCTATATTATTTACTTCAAAAATATTCTGATACATTGAATTTTGAACATACTCAATTTTATATCCTGATTTTTCTGCAAATGCTTCAACATATGGTAACAAACCAAGATATAATGTTTTCTTTTCTATTGAAAATAATCTTATCTTACCATCCCAGATTCTGGCTTTAACCTTGGGCATGAATTTTGCACCAGGAACATCAAATGTAAAAGTTTCAGATATTTCTTGTTCTACACCCTCATCAGTGTAGATTCTCATATAAACTTCTGATATTTTTTCTATCTTAATAATTGACACTTAATTACCCGCCAGAAAAGTCTTCCATGTTATACCATTCTTAATTTGGAAGTCTCTTGATTTAATTTGACCTAATACAGATTCTAAAAACATTATAACGACTTCAAAATATTCAACTTTGGTTGATTGTTTAATAACATCATCATCACCCAATAAAGTTTCTGCTATTTCGGATTTTAGTAGTTTATTATATTCCCATTGACCCCACCCCAATACGTCTAATTCTTCCTTAGACATTTCACCGCGCATCCATTTTGATTTATTTTTCTTAAGTACATTTAAATCATTTTTGTATTTTGTGCATTTGATTTTTGCATCAACCAGATAATTCAAATATTTTGAATGCAAATTTGGTGTTGATGTAGAAGCCTCACCTAGATGTGTATCTACAATAACACAGTCATTTTTCCATTCTTCCTTAAGTGATTCTATATCCATATAGTTCCGTATTAGTTTATAGTGTAATATGTGTAATTAAAAGTTGCTGAAGCTACCAAATAGTTAACATCTGATTGAGTTGTTTCAAAAGTAATTGCTGATAATGCTATTGGTGTAAGATCAATGAAATTCACTGTTGCAATTTGAGTAAATGTATTATTTAGTATTGACACAAAACCATCAGAATATTGCTTTGTTAGTTCATTCTGACTATTAGTTTGTTCTTCTAAAAATTGAATGAATTGTGAATCTGATTCAGGTTTTGTCAAACCCACTAACCATTTGTACATTGATTTATAGTTAGACATATTTTCATCAACAATAAAATCTACTACTAATGGACTGAATTCTAATTTATCACCAGGTAGATAAATATCAGATAATTTGGTACCTTGTAATGGGCTAGATGTAGAGATTTCTGGTATAGAAACTCTTTGAGAGAAGAAAGAAACGTCTGGTAATTTTGCTATTGATAGCTTAAAACCAGCAGTTGATAGTGGATTTACCGTATTTGGTAATGGACAAGATAGAGTGTTTGACATAGTTATAATCACGTTGTTTAATTATAACTATTTAGTAATCAATTCTAGGTGGTGTTTTGTGTATTCCTTTTAGTAATATTATTCAAATCTGATTTTGTATATGTAGTACCATAAAGTGTTACTGAATGCCAATCTGTGTCTTTAATATTAGCATAACTTGCCGACTCTTTAACTGTGGTTGGTATATTCTTTTCATGAAAAACCCAACCTACATTACAAGAAGAATGTTTATTATTTCCATCATTCATATGGAATATTGCAATACTTGGCAAACTCATACTATCGTCTCATTTTTGAAATATCAATTACATCTTCTTTTCTAAAGACTGGAACTTCATTTGATTTGTGTAGTTGTGAAGTTCCAATCATAGCATCACCAGTATAAGTCTTATCTTTTGGTTTTGCAGCTAGACCATAACCAGTATCAAGTGATGGGTATTCAGTAGTCTTTCTAGGAACTTCAAGTTTATATTCTTGTTTTAGTACTCCAACAATTTGTTTGGTTGGATATTTATCAAGAATTGCTTGCCAACTGGCTTTTAGTGCTAGTGACTTTTTTGTCTTTCTTTTTTTCTTGACTGATTTTGTGTGAGTATAGATTAACATAAATTTAATTGAATTGGTTCTTTTCTAACAAATGAGTAAATACCATCAGTCCATATTTCAAATTCAATAACTTTAAATGTTTCTGGACATAATGATGTGCCAAATCTAAGAAATTTCATCTGATATCCAATATAAGATTAATACAATTCATCCAATAGTGCTAGGTGTACATGTTGAGCTATCACAGTTTGTTTTTCTAGCTCTATAATATGATTTTCTAGTTCGGTAATGTGATTTGCTGCTTCTTCTAATAAATCTGAGATTCGGTCTGGTTGACCTTCTTGTACACTCTTACGAGTAGGTATTTGACGGCGTATTTCAGTTCTTTTACGTAGTCTTTCAACTAGATCAGTATTTGACATTATATACCTCACACAATAAAATTAAATTATATTCTATTTCATAATTAATGTAAACAATTGGTCCCTCGGTGTGGAATCGAACCACATCCACGATCTTATCTAGATGAAGGTGTTATAAGCACCCGTGCTCACCATGAGCTACCGAGGGATTTAAAACTGGTGCGGGCGACTGGATTCGAACCAGCGTCTTATGGATGGCAACCATAAATAATAACCAGGCTATACGACGCACGCATATTACTAACTAATTCTTGTGTATCTATTAAAATCAGATTCAATTGCTTCACCAATATTTAATTTTAATACATACTCTTCATACCACCATCTAAATTCATAACTTAGTAAATATTTTGGTGGATCATCATCAGAAAATTCTTTTGATTTAGTATTAAAAATTAAATGTTCTTCTAAAAATCTCATTGTAAATATTTTTCCCATGTATTAGCAAAGGAACAATTACTACCACAATCTTTGAATAATGGTGCTATATCTTTATCTTCATAACCAGCTAATCCGCAGCCAACTCTAGTTATAAAAAATTCTAAATCATTTCTTGTTTTGGTAGTAAGAACAAATGAATCAATATAAGTTTTAATTTCAGATAGAGGTAGTGTAATGATTTTAGAATCTCTGGTTGGTATTGCATAACATCTACCTATGAATCCAACATGATACCCATATTTAGCACCATAATGTTTGTGTGCTATACCAGCAGCTCCAGCACCATGTATACCAGCCAAATTAGAACCAAATACAAAAATTTCACCCCATACTGGTAGTGTGTGATCTTTATGAAATTTCATTTATTACCCTTTTGGTAGTAACTGCCGGCCTCGAACCGGCTAACAACAGATTATGAATCAGTTTGCTCACCAAATTGCATTAGTTACCACATAATTAAGAATCTAGTTTATGTGCTCTAGAATGTTTCGGTAGGAAATTCTTAATAAAATCCATTTGATCCCCTCGAATATTTCTACCCTTCAAAATCAAACCTTCAAACATATCAGGTACATACGGTACATACATTAGATTCATATCAATACTAGAAAGTGATTGATCACCTTTGTAATTATTACATGGTTTACATGCAGTAACACAATTCATCCATGTATTAGCACCACCTTTTGATGTTGGTTTAATATGATCTCTTGTCAATTGTGCAAGTCTAAACCACTTACCACAGTATGCACAAATTTGTAAATCTCTTTTAAACAGGTAACTATTTGTCAAAGGTAATTGTCTATATTTACTATATGCTTTGTTTTTAACAGCAATAATAGATGGTACTGTAATAATAGATTGTTCACCAGTCATGCGAGACTTACCACCATGTGCTACAACAGCAATTTCACCTAGTGACCATTGTACCATATTTTTAGCTTGATATAAAACAGCTGTTTGCCAATTAACCCAGTTGTTTGGTTGTCCATGGCTATCTAATACTAAAATGTTTGACATATTATCACCTATACTAAAAATCTTGGTATCTAGTGTAGGATTCGAACCTACATAATCCACTGTGTAAAAGTGGTGGCTAACCCCTCACCCAACTAGACACTGGTACCCGTGGTCGGATTCGAATCCGACACATTATTTGGTGGGTAACCAGGGATTCGAACCCTGAAAAACCTGCGGTCTAAACGCAGTAGCTGTACCAATTTGCATATGTCAGTTACCCAATTTATTCTTTCTTCCAGAATTTGTCAAAGTTTGTGCATGACAATTAGGACAGATAATACGTAAATTATCAAAATAGTTATTAAAGTGGTTACCATCTATATGGTCTAATTCTAATGGGACTGGTAAACCATTCCATTCAACTATTTTACATATTTCACATCTAACCTGCTTAACACCATCTCTAATAAGTTTAAGTTTTAGCTTATGAGAAGTTATTGAAAGAGGATTTTCACTTCTTGTATAGTATGTATGGTCTTTATAAGACTTACTAACACTACCTTTACTACCTTGATTTGGTTTATAACACCCTAAAAATTTTGCATATTTAGCAAAAGTGGTATATTTTAATTTTCCCAATTTTCTATGAGCCTCAGTCATTGTATTTGACGTGAGACATGCTTCAATAATTAATGATTTATCAATTTTCATCTTCATAATGGTTCCTAAATAATATTATTTAGGAACATCTGCCAATTGGGCTACACGGGCACAACTTAAATTTGGCGCCGCCAGTAGGATTCGAACCTACATAAGCCGCTTTAGAAGAGCGGTGCCCATCCCTTGGACCATGACGGCAGTATTATTACTATATTTAAAACTCCCAATATTCCCTTATATGACTACCCAATCTTACTTCATGTATATCATTAACAATACCATCAATAACTGCAAAAGCATGTCTATTAATGCTGATGATATATGTTCCTTTGTTATATGTTCTTAAAAATCTTTTAAGAGTCATACCGGGTCTAATTACTGTAGTAACTGGGTTTAAATTTGAAGCAACAAACCTTTAAAATTATAACAACAATGTCTATCTTTACGACCCCAATTTTTTAATTTATCATGTGCTTCTTTATAAGAAATTTTACAAGCTATGGCAACCGCACGAACCGTACAATCAAGTTGCTCATAATTATATCCACATTTAATTTTACCACCATCATTATATATAAACATGATAATTCACTAATTAATTTATGATATAGTTATTATATCAATATCTATAATTAATGTAAATATCTATGTTAATGTATTTTGGACTCGTATATTGGAATCGAACCAATTCATATAAGTTTTGCAGACTTCCGCCTTCCCACTTGGCTAATACGAGTTAAGTAATTGGCGGAGAGTGAGGGATTCGAACCCACCTAGCCTTTCGGCTGACTCTGTTTAGCAAACAGGCACATTACCAACTCTGTCAACTCTCCATATAATATATTCAGGGGTGACCTACAGGGCTTGAACCCGTACTAAAAGAGTCACAATCTTTTATGCTACCATTACATTAAGGTCACACCTCAATATACTATTTAAATTGGAGCGGAGATGGGAATTCGAATCCCAACCTACAGGGTGGAAGCCTGTCGTGCTAACCGTTAAACACTATCCCCGCGTATTAAATGGTGCAACCTATAGGA